AGTTAACTTCTGGTTGTCCTCCCACAGGATCATCCACTGCAGACTCTCTTAATCTATCAAAATTAATTTCTCCGTATCCAAGGTCTTTCATTTTTTGATATACTGGTTCAAAACCAGGAATAACAGCTAGACTGTTGTAAGCAGCATTTCTTGCCATCCGTAAGTCATTTTCTAGAAATTCTAATTTTGTAATAACGGAAGCGGCAGATGTAAAACCAAACAAGTTTAAGTCTTGTGCTGCACGCTCAATGTCATCTAAGTTTAGTCGGCCTGATGATTTACGTGCTCTTGCAATCGCATAGATAATAGCGTTCGCTCTAGCTTGGTTGAGTGGTAAATCTTTATCAAACCACCTAAGTCTTGTCATGATTTTATCTTGTTCAGATGCACTTTCAAAAATAGGTCTAAAGCCATCACCGAAATATGCTTCTTGTCCGTAAACAACATTACCACCTGGCCCTGTAAAGTCAGCGTCTTGTTGTCCTTTCCCTTCAGCAGCAATAGAAGTAAATGTTTGTTGAATGTTTCTCAAAGCATCTACATCTTCTTGTAATATGATACCCGCGTCCAATTGTTTTTGAAGCTCGGGGCTAGCTAAGTAAGCATCTATGGTAGCTGATATAGGTTGAAATTTTGTATTTTTATCTATTCCTAATTTTTCATTACCCTCTTTGAAGAAATCATTTGACGTAGCACCAAGGGCATCAATAACAATTGTAGCAAAATCTTGTGATTTAAGTTTAATTCCTGCAAGGAAACCTGCACGTAGATTGTTAGAGCCAATAGATTTTCTAAGATCACTAAGATACATAATGTTTTTATCATATGTATCTAATTGACTTTTAATATCTAAAGCTTGTGAGACACCTCTAATGTTGTAGTCATCAGGAGTTCCTGACATCGATGTTGTCATCTCTTGAATACCTGCTGGATTATCAATCAACGTCATTTTTGGTAAACCTGTCTCAGGATCTATTTCTGAAGTTGGCCTGTAGAACAAAGGACCTGTTGGTGTGTTTATAGTGTATCCTACAAAAGGATCGCCGTATCCACCTTGTCCGTCAGGTAATCTAAATTGTCCTTTTTTTGGTGTGCGTTGATCTACGTTAAAATCTATCTCTTTTAATTTAGCTGCTTTGAAAGCATCTGTGTACGCTTTCATTCTCGCCGCGTCTTTTGCAATATCAGCATTATACATTGAAGTTGCTAATTGTGTTTTAACACCTCTGTTTATATCCATGATTGTTTTTTGTTGAGCAATATCAGCAGCTCTTTGTTGTAGTTTTGCGTTTAACATACCTTTTCTATTTGCTACCGCTTCTGCTCTTTGTGCTTGATTTATCTTTGCTAAATTTGCTGCTAGACCTGATCCTGCATCTGCTAAACTAGCTCCTATCTTACCACCTTCAGTTGGTCTTAATAGTCCAAAACCAAATTGAGCTAATGCCAATTTTTTCTGACCACTAAAATCGGTCGGTGCATAAAGTGCTTCTATTTGTGCATCACTTAACGTTGGAGTTTTTGGTACGTCATCTTCTGTTACCAATAAGTCTTCAAAATAAGTCATTGGATTTTTAGTTGTAGGTACAGGAGCAGCACCAATATCAAACTCATCACTGAGATCAAAAATATTTACTACATCATCTTCAGCCATAAAGCCTCCTAACTACCTGGTAAAGACGCTAATCCAAAAGCACCTGCTGGATTACTACCTGATACAATACCATACGTACCAAGACCTGCACCAATAGCCCCGAGTAAAGGATTAGTATAAGAACCTGCTTTTTGTTGCATAGTTTGTTGATACGAAGGAATACCGCTTAAAATATCTGAGAAGAAACCCATTCTCTTGAACGGTTCTTGTTGTGCTTCAACGTTTCTTCTAAACAGTTCATTTTCAACTTGTTGCTTTTGTGCTTGTTGTGCACCGCCTAACGTAAATAATGAACCAAGACCTTGTTGTTGCATGCCAAATTGTTGTGCGCCGAGGCCCGCGACTTGTGAACCAAGACTCGCTTGAGTTTGTCCGAGTTGTCCAAACAAAGGAGCCGCTTGTAAACGTCTATTAGCTGCTGACTCATAGGTGCCAATAGCTTTGTCCTGAGCTTGTTGAAAGTTTTGTGCGAGGTCTTGAAAAATTCTTCGTGACTTAATATCAAGAATATTTTTATCTAGTTCTGCTTCTTGAACCGCTTGACGCGAACCACCAAAAGCACCTGCTCGTTGAGCTTGATCTTGCAATTGATTTCGTTGCATTGCTGCCTGTTCATCTATTTGCTTTAACGCTTCTTTCGTAACGTCAGCTTGATATTTGTTAAAAAATTGTTGATAGTTACTAGCAGACGGATCGTATTGTCCTTGTGCCGCTTGTAATGATGGAATGCCTTGTCCTGCCGTAGACATTCCTGTTCCAACTGCTTGTTGTGCCGCTGTAAAAAAAGGATCGAAAGCTGCCCCTGCGCCCGTTGGCTTTCCTGTTTCAGGATCTATACCATATAAACCAGCGGTTCCTGCTATTGCACCTGTTTGTAGTGGTTGAAAACCAACTATACCTTGTTTAGGTATACCAGCAGGGTCAGGTAGTTTTGTTTTATCATAAGCCCCTTGTAAAAGATTTCGTTGAAACTCCTCTATATACGCAGGAGGAGTCATGGACGTATATTGAACAACCATTATACTATACCTCTTCCTTTCGAAGACTCAGGGTCTAATTTATTCATCATGTTGTACATTGCTTTCGGTCCGCCTGCGTTGTCAACTGCTTTTGCTGTAAACACAAACTCACCATCACTCAACATTGCTGGAATTTTGTCGTCTTTTGGACCACCTGGTCCATCAATCATGCCCAATCTTCTTGGGAAAAAAGCTGTGATGCCTGGATTTTCTTCTATTTTATTCATCATTTGATTACTTGACATGTCTGCCGTTAAGCCTGGAACACCTGTTCCACCGCCCATGGCACGTCTAACAGGAAGATTAAAAGTCATCCTGTTTGGATTTCCACCCATTGCAAGTTTGGCAATACCTCCTTTAGCTAGAGGTAATCTTCTTCCTTCAGCATCAGCTTGAAAGTTTTTATATGTTCCTGTGTCATAATCATAATAATCGTATGTTCTTTGATCTTCGGGATTATAAAGAGTTCCTCTAATTTGCTCTTCTAAAAAAGGAGTTCCTCCTAATTCACTACCAAATTTATTTGAAACAAGCATTCTTCTCGCTTCAAGCTCTCTTTCTTTTCTTAATTCGTTTGCTCTTTCTTTCTCTAATTGATTTTTCATTAGAATACTGTTCAATATGCCCAGACCTATACCTGCTTTGTCTTTCCCTGTAAGACTTTGAGCTATGTCTTGTGCGGTTCCTAATATACCTGATCCCTCTATGAGAGTTTTTCCCGTTGGACTTGTTATAGTTTTATCAAAGCTACCAATTCCTGATTGTATCAGGTCAAAAAGGTTAAATCCTCCTTTTCCTCCACCGAATTTATCAAATAAAGTAGGAAGACCAAAAGCTGCTGCTCCTAATGTTATTAGTGGGTTATCGTCAGCAAAACTGCCTATATCTCTAAAACCCTTACGTATTCTTCTAGCTATTTTTTTTAACATGTACTCCTTAGCAATTCATGATATTGTTACAAAAGGCAAGGAGGCTGGCCTTGGATAAATAAGCCTATTTAATTCTATATTTATAGGCAAATATTTGCTATATGACAATAGATATTTATGTTGAGAAAGGAATAGCATGGCTAAAAAAGACGAAGTTCTTAAATTTGAAGCAGTAAGACCGTTCGGTCCTACGATTATTAAAGGTAAAATGCCTAAATTTCTAATTGATTTAATGGATAATAAAGCAACAGAAATGTTGGATAATAAAAAATTAGCAGAGCAATATAATCATGCACCTAACTTAGCAGGTAACGTAAAACAAGAAGTTCGTTTTCCAGCAGAGTGGATGGCGAGCGAAGAGTTTCAACCTATGGTGCAATTATTAGGAGAGATGGTTAAACAATATATTTCTATACCACCAGCAAATGAAACAATTAGTCCAGAGTATGTTGGTAAGATGGTTATTGAATCAATGTGGACCGTGAGCCAATGGTCGGGAGACTTTAATCCTTTTCATATACACCAAGGCGAATTATCAGGTGTTTTTTATTTACGTGTGCCACCAAGTTTAAAAGACGAATATGCAAAAGAGGATCACTATCCATGTGTGGGGGACATTGTTTGGTTTCATGGTCAAGCTTCGACGTGGTCAGGTCATAAGTTTCAACAAACACCAGAAGTAGGAGATATTTATTTATTTCCAAATTGGTTATCGCACGGTGTATATCCGTTTAGAACGCAAAATGAAGAGCGACGTTCCGTATCTTTTAATTTACATTTAACAAGGAAAGATCAAGAAACGTTTACTCATAATTAAATGATAGACATTAATAAAGTGCCCATGGTCCGTGTGACGTGGCTCGATGCTCGTGATACAGAGACAGGTTGGCTTGACATAAAAGACGTGATGGATGCTCCGTTAGCCGCGTGCCAAGAAGTGGGGTGGATGGTTCATAATGGTCCAGAGAAAATAATTATTATGCGATCCTACAGTAAAGACAAAGATGAAGTGTCAGGGGGTGGTGCTATTGCCATACCAAAAGGATGGGTAAAGAAAATAGAATACTTAACAGTAAGTTATAGTGAAGCCTAATTTATATCACGTTTCAGGAGGTGTAGGAAAACATCTTCAATTCACTGCTTTGTTTGAACCTCTGTTAAAAAAACATAAACAAAAGCTCATTATAAATTCAGGTTATCCAGAATTGTTTTCTCATTGTTCGCAGGTAGCTGACTCTAAACCTTTTGTTAATGAGATATTTTACGATACGTATTTTAAATATTTTTCTAATTTTAATAATCTTTTTTTTCATGATCCTTACAAAAGTGATTGGCTTAAAGGAAAGTCAAACATTGTAAAGAAGTGGGCTGATTTATACGACGTGGACATTAAAGATTTAAGGCCAAACTTTGATATAAATAAAGAAAGAGAAAAAGTTTTATTACCACATATACAGGCTATGGGTAAGTTTGTTTTATTACAATTTACAGGAGGACAAGGTATAATTTCTAACAGCACCTATGACGCCTCTAATTATGGAAGAAATTATAAATATGGACAAAAATTAATAGACATTTTAAAAGAAAATTTTTCACAGCACATTTTTATTATTTTTGGTCATCCTAATGAGCAACAACAGTACATAGGGGAAACAAGATTTAATGATGAAAAAGGTAATCTTCTTTTTAATACAAGAGAAGATTTTATGATCTTATCAAAGTATTGTGATTTTTTTATTTGTATTGATAGTGCTCTGCAACACATGGTTTCAAATCAATCTTTTAATAAAAAAGGAGTGGTGTTGTGGGGTTCAACTTCTTGTGAGAGATTTGGATATAATAGTAATATAAACTTAACGTCTGATTATCCTTACTGTGTAGAGATTGATCCACGTTTAATTGTTGATGAGGTTAAAAAATTAAAGAATGACTAAAATATTTATAGGCACTCCGTGTTATGGAGGCATGATTACAGCAGATTATTTTAAAAGCTGTTTGCAACTAACCGCATTAGCAGCGACTAAAAAAATAGAATTACAATTTGGTACCATAGGCAATGAATCGTTAGTAACGAGAGCTCGTAATACATTAGTGCAATTGTTTATGGACGAACCTAAATACACGCACCTTTTGTTCATAGATGCTGACATTGCTTTTAATCCTGAGTCAGTGTTTCGTATGTTAGATTTAGATGAGGATGTCGTAACAGGTGTCTATCCTCGTAAAACAATTGATTGGACAAAAGTAAAAAAGAAAGCAAAAGATAATCCAAATATATCGGAAGACGAACTACACGCAGCTTCTCTGCAATATAATTTAAATGTTAAAGATCCAAGCAAGATTATGGTCAATAAAGGTTTTATTGAAGTTTTAGATGGCGCAACAGGTTTTATGTTAATTAAGAGAAGTGTATTTAAAAAGATGGCTTTAGCTTATCCGAACTTACGTTTTAAATCAGACCAACATTTAGGTGATCCACATGATAAAACGTTTGGTTATCACGACACTTCTGATTGGAACTATGCTTTTTTTGACACCATGATAGAGCCAAATACGAAAAGATATTTATCGGAAGACTATGCTTTCTGTCGTTTATGGCAGAAAATAGGTGGTAAAATATATGCTGACATTGCAAGCGGTATGACGCATTATGGTAATTATACGTTTAGAGGCAACGTAGGTACTCAATTCTTGCCACAAAACAATAAATAATTTAGTATACTCCGACATGAAATTAGTAGATTTAAAGTTCCAACCAGGCATTGATAAACAAGATACCGCTTACTCAGCAGGGGATCAAAGACGTTATACAGATTCAGATTTTGTACGTTTTCACTACGGTAAACCTGAAAGATGGGGAGGTTGGTCTTACTTACCTAATCCAAACAAAACAGTTGTGGGCGTGGTCCGTGATACACATAGCTGGATTGGTCTAGATGGAACTAGGTATCTTGCTTTAGGAACCGATAGAAAATTGTATCTTTTCTCTGAGGGTGCGTTGTATGACATTACACCAATCAGAGAGACAGCATCTCTTACAAATCCTTTTACGACAAATGGTACAACCACCGTTACAGTAACAGACGCAGCACACGGAGCTTCCGTTGGTGACTTTGTAACTTTTGATTCTTTTTCCACGATTGATGGATTGGACATGAATAATGAATTTGAAATCACCACCGTTCCAAGTGCAAGTACCTATACTGTAACACATACAGATACCGCTTCTGGATCTACAGCAGGTGGAGGTGGTACAGGTAATGCTAATTATCAAATCAGTGTTGGTCAATCGACATCTACGTATGGTTATGGATGGGGCACTTCTACGTGGAGTGCAGAAGCGTGGGACGAGCCGCGGTCCTCGTCTAGTGTTGTAGTGGCAGCTAGAAACTGGTCATTAGATAATTTTGGTGAAGACTTAATAGCTACAGTATTAAATGGTAAAACTTTTATAAAAGATATTTCAGGTGCCATAGACGCAAGAGCAACAGCCTTGTCTAACGCTCCAACAGCATCCAGATTTAGTTTAGTCTCCACAGACACAAGACATTTACTTATATTTGGTACCGAAACAACTATTGGTACACCAGCGACACAAGATGATTTATTATTTCGTTTTTCTGATAGAGAAGATGCTACTGATTATACGCCAGTTGCAACGAACGAAGCAGGTTCACTTAGAATATCGGATGGTTCTAGAATAATAGGCGCTGTTAAATCATCAGGTCAAATATTGGTTTGGACCGATACATCGCTCCACGGTATTCAATTTGTTGGTTCACCGTTTACTTTTGGTCTTAGACAACTTGGTGCAAACTGCGGTTTGATAGCACAACATGCGGCGATAGAAGTAAATGGCAGAGCATATTGGATGTCAGATGATGCTTTCTATATGTACGATGGTGTTGTCAAAAAAATGCCGTGTTCCGTACAAGATTTTGTTTTTGATGATATAAGTTACACCAACAAGAATGATATTGCAGTAGGGCTTAATACAGCTTTTAATGAAATTATTTGGTATTATCCTTCTGCAAGTGCAACGCAAATAGACAGAGGTGTTGCTTATAATTATTTAGAGAATACATGGTACACGGTCAGTCTTGGTAGAACCACGTGGCTTGGTGCTTATGTCTACGAATTACCAATTGCTACAGAATACAATGCCAGCACAACAGCAAACGTATCAACAATATTAGGACTGACAGCTGGTGCGTCTTTTATTTATGAGCAAGAGACAGGTAATAACCAAGCTGATGGCACGGCTATTTCTGCCTTCCTACAAACAGGTTCAGTAGAGATCGCTGATGGTGATCAATTGATGTCCGTTAGTAAATTGGTGCCTGATTTTGATAATTTAGCTAACAATATGACGGCTACATTGACCTTGGAACAATATCCTCAATCCTCAGATAGTGTATCTACATCAGGAACTATTAGTAGCACAACAGAGAAAATTGATGTAAGAGGGAGAGGTAGAGCAGTGAAAATTAAATACGAAACAAATACTGTAGACGATACACCTTGGAGACTAGGTTCAACGAAGATACAACTTAGACCAGACGGAAGAAGATAATGGCAAAAATAACAATTACTAGATTACCCAACGCTACACCAGAATATGATCCTACTCAATACGATCAGTTGATAGGGTTAATTGAACAAATAATTTTATTACTTAATACAAACTACCAGCAAGATATTAACGATAAATCAGACGCAAGGAGTTGGTACTTTGGCTGATACGTTTAAAAGCGAAATGTTGGATGTCACTACGACAGACTTAACACCTTTACTTACGGTGCCAACCGCAGATGCTGGCGCTACACCTCCTGTCCCTCCAACAACCTTTGTTGTAAAGTCAATATTAGTTTGTAACGATTCTGGACACACTACCTTATTAGATGTTGAAGTATTAAGATCTTCCGCTACTTTTGAATTATTTAAACAAACAAGTATTGCTTCAGGAGCAACTACAGAATTATTAGAACAACCATTAGTTTTACAAGAAAGTGATGTTATGAAGGTGCAAGCAAACGCTGCTAA